TAAAGGTGCTGTACAGGGTGCAAATGCAATGGGAAAAGCTCTTATTGCTACTGGTATTGGAGCCATTGTAGTAGCCTTAGGGCTAATTGTAGCCTATTGGGATCAGATTGTAGGTGCTATCAGCGGTGTAAGTGCTGAACAAAAGCAATTATTAGCAGATACTCAAGCAGAAGCCCAAGCCAGACAGGATACATTGAGCGCTACTGAGTCATCTGAGAACTCATTAAAGCTACAAGGTAAGTCAGAAAGAGAGATTAGAGACCTAAAAATCCAACAAACTGATGAGATTATTGCTGCTACGGAACAGGTTTTAGAGCAACAAAAGGCACAAACTAAGGCTCAAATTGAAGCTCAAGAGAGAAACAAGACTATCGCACAGAATGTTATACGTTTCTTAACACTCCCACTAACAGCTATTTTAGCAACAGTAGATCAAATGACTGCTGCCATCAGTAAAATACCTGGTATTGACATTGCTACTAACCTTGAAGAAGGTTTTAGTGGTGGTTTAGCTAATATGTTATTCGATCCTGAAGAGACTGCAGCAGCGGGAGCTGAAACAGTAGCAGAGACTGAAAAACAATTAGCAGCTCTCAAAAACAAGAGAGATGGTTATAAATTACAAAACCAAGCTGAAGAAAAGAAGGCAAGAGAAGACAAATTAGCTGCTGATAAAGCTGCTGCAGATGCTGCCGCTGATTATGAGGCTAAAAAAGCACAAGAGTTAGCAGATCTTAAGAAATCTATTCGTGACGCTGAAGCAAACACAGAAGCAGAGCAAAGAGCAAAAGCACTTGAAGATCTAGATCTATACTATGAACAACTAATTTTAAAAGCGCAAGAACAGGGCATACTAACAGATGAATTAGAAGCAAGTCGATTAGAATCGATGAATGCACTAAGACAAAAGTATGCTGATGAGGATCAAGCAAGAATTGATGCTGCTAAACAGGCTGCAAAAGATAAAGCCGATTACGACAAACAATTAGAAAACGATGTTGCTAATACTAAAATGGCTGTTGCTGGTGCTGCATTTGATGCTATTAGTCAAATCGCGGGAGAAGCCTCAGTCCTAGGAAAAGCATCAGCGGTGGCTAGTGCGACTATGAATACTTACCAGGCCGCAACTAATGCCCTTGCAAATACTCCTGCGCCACCTCCATTTCCACAAATTGCAGCTGGTGTTGCCATTGCATCTGGTTTACTAAATGTTAAAAAGATTTTATCAACTAAAACTCCAGAAGGTGGTGGAGGCGGAGGCGCTGCACCAACTGCACCTACTCTACCAACTGGTCCAGTATACGATCCTAATGCTGCTTTAGAAGCTGCCAGTGGTGCTCAAACTGGTAGTAATCAGATTACATTAGGAAATCAACAAGGTTCGACTGGGGCTACTGTGGTCAAAGCCTACGTGGTTAGTACAGATATGTCTAGCCAACAAGAAGCAGATCGCAAAATAAACGACCTCGCAAGGTTATAATAAATTAGATACATAAACAATATGAGTAAAATTAACAAAATAGTAGAACTTCAAGTAGAAGTAGATGGTCAAGAATTTGAAGACGTTGCGGTAGAAATAATGTCTTTAGTAGAAGAGCCAGCTATCGGAGTTCACTGGGCAGTATTTGCCGCTCAACAATTCGTAGATAAAACACCTGGTGAATCAGAAGCAGACTACTTAGGTCGTTGTATACCACAATTGATTTCTGAAGGCTATGATGAAGAACAGGCTGCTGCTATTTGTTACAGTTCTTTTGAAGAAGCAGAGTCTAGAGACAAAGAAATGGTAGATGGTATTATAGAGCTACTAAATAAAGTAGAAAACCTAGAGAATCGTATGCAAATGGCACATGATGTTATCAGAGACTTTGGTGAAGATGGTGTACATTTTGATGTTGAAGACTTTATGACAAGAATTGGATTTGACGTAAATGTTGAATCACTACCTGCTTATGTTGATGAATTACCTACACCTACTAAAAAAGAGATAGAAGAAATACAATCTAGTATTTTAAAGATGGCTTCTGAGACTGATTTTGGTCAAGTATTAGACATCGAAATGACCACATATGTAAACCTATCAAAAACTAATTTCGAGACGATAGGCGAGTTCCTAAGAGGCCTAGACGCGGTAGATGTATTGGGACAAATTGTACAAAGCGGTGCACAACAAATGCCAGAGCCTTCATATAGATATACTGGTCCAGCACCACAAAGAAATTTCTGTAGAGCACTAATGGCTTTAGGTAAGATCTACACTCGTAATGAAATAACTGCAATGAACTCAGTTAATAGTAGTTTTGCAGAAAGGGGCTCCCTTTCTTACTCAGTATTTGACTATGCCGGCGGTGTAAACTGTACTCACTACTGGGAGCAATTGAGAGTGTTTAAGGGCACTAATGGTAGAAACATAGTTATATCTGAAGGACCTGCAACTGGATTAGCTGGTAAGTCTCAGAATAGCTCAGAACCTAGTCCAACTGGTTATGTTAGAAATAACGCAAGAGTTAACTTTAATAAATCATGGCAATTTGCAGAGGATGATGATAAGAGAATAATCACTGGTCCTGCAATGAAAGCATTTCAAATGATACCTCGTAGAGATGAAATGGGTAACCTATTTCACGTTTACTTTACTGATGAGACTATCAAAAAATTGAGTGAGAAATTCTTACGTGATCACAAACAACATATGACTGACGTAGACCATTCAATGGAAGCCACAGAAGAAAACAATCTAATTGAATCTTGGATCGTAGAAGATCCAGAAATGGACAAAGCCAGGGCCTTAGGATTTAACCCTGCTAAAGGTGATTGGTATGTTTCATATAAAATCAATAACGATGACACTTGGCAAAAGATCAAGGAAGGTAAATTAAATGGATTCTCAATCGCGGGACAATTCATAGAAAGAAACGCTAAATAATTATGAACGAAACAAAAGACACAGTAGCTAATGCAATAACAGTAATGGGTACTGGTAGTGTGGTAATGGGTTGGAATGAAGCCCTAACTTTTTTACTCTTAATAACAGGTATTGTGTTCAATATAGTTCGTATCTACGAGATCAAGAAGAGAAAGAACAAATAGGTAGACATGTAAAGGTATATCCCTTGGGGCTATAAGGTATATCCCTTAGGGCGAAAAGGTATATCCCTTAGGGACAAGGTAAATAATTATAACAATAATTATAAACCAATGAATGGTGTTGTTGACACACCACATTCATTTAAAATTAGTAACCTGGTCTAGCCCTTGTCTGACCCTAAAAAAACTTTTGTCACATTCTAACCTTTCTATATTTAATAATATCAGGCATATGTCTGATGAAACAATAAACAAACAATAAAAATTATGAACGTAAATGAAGCCCTAACAAAACTTAAGGTTATGTTAAGCTCAAAGCATAGTTTCGCAGAAGCAACGCTTGTTGACGGTGTAGAAGTATACACTGAAGGCGAGTTAGAAGCTGGAGCAATTCTATTCGTAAGAGCTGGTGAAGGTGTATCTGAAGATCCTTTTGCCCCTGCGGGAAAACATGAAACTACTGATGGTAAAATCATCACAGTAGGTGAAAACGGTGAGATTACTGACGTTACTGAAAAGGCTGCAGAATCTGCAGAAGAGGAAGTAAAAGAAGAAGTTATGGAAGAAGTTGAAGTTGAAGTTCCAGTAGCTGAAGAAGTTGCTGAACCAGCAAAAGACCTTTTAGAAGGTGTTGCTGAACTTATTGCTCCTTTCGTAGAAGAAATCGCTACACTTACTGAAGAAGTGGTTGAACTTAAGAAAAGATTCGAGAAGATGGCTGCTGAACCAGCTGCTCCTAGAGTTAAAAACACATTCGCTGACGCATTAGCGGATAAAAACAAAGCTGCCGCTTCTAGATTAGAGCAGTTAGCAGCAATGCGTAAAGCAAAATAACTAACAAACAAAAAACAAACAATAAACAATCATGGCATACGGATTTAATATCACAGCTTTACCGGCCTATACCGATCAATTATCTATGGATTTGATCGCAAAAGCGGTACTAAACACAGACTTGCTTTCATACACAGACTTAAGAACTGGTATGACTAGCGGTCAATTTACAATTAATTTGGTTGATTCTGAATTACCAGTTTCTGCTCTTTCTTGCGGCGGATACCCTGGAGACGGACAAGTAGTTTACACTCAAGTTCCTGTAACTATCGAATCATTACAATCAAAAACTCAACTTTGTCCAGAAGACTTACGTTCAGTTTACCAATCAGCTTTCATGAGCGCAGGTACTGGTAACGACGCAATTCCTTTTGAAGAAGTAATTTCTGAGTCTTACGCAATGAAATTAACTAAAGCAACTGAAGATTTCTTAATCAACGGTTTCGGTACTACTTTAGGTCTTAAAGGTCAAATCACTGGTGCTAACGGAGCTACTGTTCCTGCTGGTGCTGCTGCCTGGACGGTACAAAATGCCGTTTCTCAGGCACTAGATTTATACGACGCAATCGACGAGTCAGTTATCAACAGAGACGACATTATCATCGTTTGTTCTCCTGCTAACTACAGAACTTTAGTTAGAGCTCTAGTTGCTCAAAACTTATACCACTACCCTGCAGTAGAAGGTAACGAAGTGATGATGTTACCTGGAACTAACGCAAAAGTTGTTATGTCTTCAGGTTTAGTTGGATCTAACAATGTATTTGCTGGACCATCTAAATTCATCATCGCGGCTACAGGTTTGCAAGATGAGCTAGACAGCTTCAAATTTGTGTACTCTAACTCTTTAGACGCAATGTTATTCAAAGCGGCGTGGAGAATCGGCGTGGGCGTTTCGCAAGTAAATTTATTCGCGACAAACGACTTAGCATAAATTAAATTAGACTGGGAACTTCGGTTCCCAGTTTTTAACAAACTAACAAAAACAAACAACAAATAATTATGGCATGTAACCTCAATTCAGGCTGGGTTTTAGATTGTTCAGATTCACAAGGTGGTATAGAAGCTATCTTTATGACTAATGGACCTGTAGAATCTATCACAGAAACAGCTGGCAATATCACTGCAATTACTGTAGGCGGTAGCGCTTTAGTTCCTGCCGATTGGTTGAAATTTGAAACACCTCGTCAAACTAGTTCAATTACTGAAACTATTACTCCTTCACAAGAGAATGGCACTGTAACATACGCACAGGATTTAACTTGCATTTTTAATAAGATGTCCGTAGATAAAAGGAACGAAATTCTTTTGATGGCACAAAATCAAAATCTTGTAGTAGTAGCGAAAGATAACAATGGCACTTACTGGTCTATTGGTATCGAACGCGGAGCGTATATGACGTCAGGTACTTCAGAATCAGGAGTAGCTTATCAAGATAGATCAGGGTATACTTTAGTAATCAGCGGTCTTGAAAAAGCACCTATTTACACAGTTTCAGCTTCAATTATCGAAGCGTAAGCAATCAATTAGCATAAAAAGAAAAGCCTCT